TCAATAGGTGGCTACTTTACCAGATTCTTTTGTGTCTGTAACGACAGATTGCACGTAGGACAATAACCAAAAACTTTTTCGCCCATCCTTGTATGGCCTTTGGTATCTGCCTTCACGAATCCGAGCGTCTAGAGTTTCAGGTTCGATATTGAGCATGTGTGCAAATTCTTCACGACCAACTCGGCGTTCTTCTTTTGACTGAGCAATACGTTCAGCTACAGCAACAATCTTTTCTAGAATGCTAGCCTCTATTTTAACTATTTGTCCCATTTACTCCTCCTTACTTTCCGCTTTTCTAAAATCAGTGCCTTCTGGATCTATCCCAAAATATTCACAAATTTCTGTAGCTTTTGTCGCACCTGGCCCATGTCTGGAGACATGAACCCAATTCAAAACGTACTTTGGCTTTTTACTATTCATGAGAGCCATTAGATAAAGTTGCTCAAAATCGAGACTACTCATTCTTCACCAACCCTTTCAATCACTGTTTGGATTGCTTTCAAAGTCATGTCTTGATCAACTGGATTCATCAAAAGTGTTGTGATGTGCCAGCACTTAGTTTGATATTTTTGTGCATCTGCTTTGTGAGCTTTACAACGACGATCCAATTCTTCATTAAACAGAAGTAACTCTGCATGTTCTTGCTGAAGCTGCTCAAGTGTCATGTGCATATAGTCACTCATCCCTCAGCTCCTGATTCGCTTTCTAGCTTCATTGCACCTTCTTCTGGATACTCACTTATATAAACGTAGTAACCACTGCCGCTATGAGCTTCATCAAACCAAGCAATTGTTAATTCAGTTTCTAAAAGTTCTGGATCTTTGTTTGGTGCACCAAAGTTTGCTGCTGCATATAATTGCTCACAGGTTAAGTAAATCTTTTTCTCTGGCACCGCCTGAGCTTTGGCTTTTTCTAGCTCTGCATCACGATGCTTTGCACATCTAAGCCAAGCATCCCAACGGCTATTCATGTTGCTTATTTCTTTCTGAGCAATTTCAGAAGGATTGTTTGATCTAGTCATAAACAGTTCATGCTCATGACTAAAAATAATGTCTCTTCTTCCTTTGTAATATTGGAAGGTATTCAGAAAAGCCTCTCTTTCCTTATTCAAATCAAACATCATTAGGCCCTCAAATATTCTTCTTTAGTCCACTCAACAAACTCTTTATAAAGCTGCTGCGCGGGTTTATTTAACCGGTTGTGATAGTCGATCGTTATGCGGCGCCAAGCGACTGGTACCGCATAATGTTTGGTTAGAAACATTGCTTGATCCATGCCTTGCCGGACTATTACGTAGCCCAGCAATTGCAAGTAGTACATAAAACCAAGCATGTGTTTTTGGCTCACTTTCTTGTACTGATCTTTCATGTTAGAAACCGTCCACTAATAAATAATCAGGGGGAGATTCTTGTTGAGTAGGTGTAGGATTCTCTAATTCATAGCGGCGTTTTCTCACATACCCCATTAGCTTCGGTTGAATCTGCGGATCTCGTGCAGCCACGTCTATTTCCAAAGCATCTAGCGTTGTAAGGTCTGGTGCAGTTTGGATTTGAACCATTAAAGAGGGTGGCTCATTAGCAGATGCCTTTTCTTTTTCTAGCTCTTCAAGACGTTTGTGAGTGGCGAGAAGGATAGGCTTCATTTGTTCGTCATCCCATGTGCGGGTATAACGATAAACCGCATTTACTTCTGCAGGTGTTTTTGACTCTTTTACACGCTGTAGAAGAGTATCTAGGGTTTGCTGATACTCATTGTTTTTTTCTTGCTCAGGTGTAGGCTGAGTTAAAAAATCTTCAGGTGAAGACACATAAGGTTGTTCTGTAATAACAATCGCACTATCTAAAGCTGATCCTATATTTTCTGAAATATCTTCGGATTGCACCAATGAGTCTTCAGAAGTAGTTACATTTGTTTGCTCAGTAATAACAATTGTAGGTTGTTTAACTTCATCAACAATTTTAGAAGTCTTTTCTACAACTACTGTCTGTGCACCTTTTGATTTCTTACCACGCTGTTTCTTTGGTTCGTCACCTAGGCGAATAACACTTAAATCGTCATTAACTTCAAAACCTAACGCTTTAGAAAGTGCTTTTAATTGAAGCTTGGCGTTTTCTGCATCACGTTGAACGAAGCCACTGTTAATAGAATCAATTAATGCGTTAGTTTTGAAATCTAAAACATAAACCGTAGGTGAATATGTACTGATTACAAAAACTTCCTGACCGTCTTCATACTCATCAATAGTTAATGGCTTTGTGAATGTAATGCCAGCCAGTTCAATAGTTTCGATTTTGATGCAGAATTCAAAACCTGGTTTACCAAACACAGAAGCGGGGAATTGATCTAAATCAGAAAAGTCCAACATGTCTCCAATAGGACGACAAAGTACAGTTTTACCGTTTTGAAGAGCTGCAAATGCTTCAGCTGCAGTTAGTAAGTTAGACATGAAAAGCTCTCCTTTTAGTGATGTAACGACTGTTGTTGCTGAACTTGCTGAGGATTGTTTTTAGGGGCCCAACCCATCTGATCAGCACGTGCTTGGCAAGCTCTATTGATACCCGCCTCATAAGTAGTGCCTTTAAACTTCTTAATTGCAGCATTTAAGATGTTAGTGTCTGGAGCATCTTTAATTGCTTTCAAAGCATCTTGATATAGTTGGTCCTGAGTACGAGGTGGCTTCTGGTTACCACCCTGAGCGGTTGTCTGGTTATTCTGATTTGTATTTTGACCTGCTGGGGTAGAGGCATTTTGCTCTTGATAAGCATAGTCATAGTTGTATAGATATTTACTACCATCAAAATTACCTAGGTAAACATCAGCTGCCACACCAATAGCCTTAAACGCTACACCAAGAGCATCAGTAACGGCCTTTTTATAACCTTCATCAATCGCTACTAATTTGCCTTTTTGAACTTCAACAATTGCTGAACCGCCGTTGCCGAAAAATTCCTCACCCCAAACACCATCAATCTTGGTTTTTACTGCTACTTCAGCAAAAGCCATAATGGTTCCATCTGGCGCGGTTTCAGACCATAAACGTACATGTCTATAAGTCCAGCCATGACCAACAGGACCAAAGGCCTGAGTCATAGCCATTAATCGCCATTGAGGGTTAATATCTGATTTACCTTTTAAATAACCAAACTCAATTTTTTTAAGAAAATTGGTAGGCGTTTGCTTAACTGCATTCCAGATATGTAAGTTGTCTTTTGAGTTTTCAGTTGTCATTTTTCTTATCCTCATCTAGAGCCGGTGAAGCCGCGCTTAGTTTTATAAGCTTTGCGGTCATAAGTAGGGATGTTTGTTTCACGCAGTTTTATAGCGAGCTGCTTTCTGCGCTGAAAATCGATTTCTTGGGTGAGTTCATTCCAAACTTTTGGATAAGAAGTTTGGAACCTGAACACATTTAAAGGCGTCTTAACTCCGTCTTTAACTTTGTAAAGAACTGAGCCATTAGCATTAGATGCGTACACTTGCCAGCCAATGCGAACTGAATACAGCCCTTTATCATCACGGCCTAAAAATGACATGTAGCCGTCAGGGTGTTTTTTTGAAATTAGTCATCTTTAAGCCTCCACCAACTTGTTACGTTCGATGAAGCCTTTTAGAAGATCATTGATATTTCGGATGTCTTCAAATTCGGTGAAATCGTTATATGACTTACCATTAACATCAGTAATTTCATTTACCGTGAGTTGAGTAATATCAACAGCGGTAAATTCAGAACCCGGAACGCCGTAACTGTCTGGATGAGCTTCAAAATCAAAGCTAACGTTTAAACGGAAGCTATCTAATTTAATTACAGCAACGCCAGAATGTTTACCTGTGATTTTCGCGGTTAACACACCGTAAGTACTTGGTTGAGTTTTAGGTGTAAAAAGAGTAGGTGCTTCTTTTGTTTGGAAAGCTGGCTGCAATTGGCAAGCAACTAAAGATCCACCAGAGATTGCAAGAGCAGCCATGCTGACAAATGCAAATGAGTTGAAAGGGGTAGCTTTTACGTTCATAATTGATCTCGCAGTTTTGCAAAAGCACATCGGACCTGGGGAGGGGCGGTGTGCTTTTTTTGTTGTCTGTGAGATAATATTAACTATGGTTAATTTTTTAGTCAAGAGAAAAGTTAACATTAGTTAATCTTTTTATTAACTATAATTCATGCTTTAATAGACAAAAGAAAACCCATCACAGGGATGGGTTGTTTGGAGTTTGTTATGGATAAAAATCAATTGAAATTTTTAGAAGAACTAACCGATTTATCGCATAAACATGGAATTTATTTAACTAATATCTTAGATGAAGCCAGTAACACAAAAGATGATATCTATATGGCCGAGATAGAAGGTCATATGAATTCAGCTGGCTATGAGCTGCAAGAAAATGGATCTTTAGTATTTACTTGGTATTAAACTAATTTAACACTTAATCCTGAATTAACCCCGCCAGGAAGCCCTAGAAAAGTATCAATTCCAATGTTTTTTCTTAGATCGGCTAGTAGGTCGTTTGGATTAACTGTAATTCCAATTTTTTGGATTGATTCACTTCGCGCATTAGACACTTCTTTTGCGCGATATACTTCTAATTCTTTATTTTCGTTAATAGCAATACGTGCTAATGCACGAATATAAAAACGATTAAATTCACCTTCTGCAAGTGTTTCATGTGCATTACTTGGTGTTTTAGATGCTCTACCATTTTTATCTACTGAAGAGGCATTAAACATATGGTCTTTACGAATTGCATTAGCAAGAGTTTGTTCATTACCCCCCTTAATGCTCTCAATTAAAATATTTGGATAACTATCAATCCCATGTTGATTAAATCTTTTACTGTAATACAGGGTGTTGCTGGAGATGTCTAAATTCACCTCTTCAAGCATTGCATTTCGTACATTGTCATTTAAGTCTAAAAAATTAAAACCCATGTTCTTCTCCACCCGATCTGTTGTTAAGACTGTGTCGGGTTCACAGTTTATTAATCTTTTGTGTTATTAATTTTCTGACCTAGCTTTCCTTCTTTTACCAACTGCACGACCTGCTCATTAGTAAGCACAGGAATAAAGACTTTGTCGCCAATATCTTTAGAAAGAATCTTTACTTCTTCAGCAGTCAACACCAAAGCTTCACCATGTTTCGCAGCATCATTGATGCGAGCAATAATCTGGTTGATTGGTCGTTTTGAATTGTCCATAAGTCTTCCTGTGATTAATGCGAATAAGGATGTTCTTGTCTATGCTGACTTGGCGGCACGATATCTGTAATAGCGGTAATACTTTCAACCTCGTCCATTTCAAAGAAAAATCGCTCACCACCATTCACAGAAAGCAAACTTAAAACCCCACCATTGATGCCGACAAATTCTTTAATTGTGCATCTTCCATCCTTCAAGCACACCTGAACAAACTCATTCGGCACAAGATCTGCATCAGGGTCGCATACAACATACCAGCCATTACGAATTGCTGGAAACATTGAGTCGCCAGTGCCTTTAATGCCATAGGCTCTTGGTCCTGCTGAGTGAGTTGGAACATACCCATCTCCAGCATTGCCTTCATAACCCATATCTGTGAAATAGCCATCCATGCCCATCTTGGAGTAAGCCTTAACAGGAACATATCTTTTTTGGGTGGGGAATGGTTTAACAGGTGTTTCAAGAAATTTAACAGCATCTTCGCTATCGGGAATATTGTATTTTTTCTTAAAAGCTTCGATATCCAGAACATTTAATTGAAGTAAATTGTTCGATTCTTGTTCAATCGGTCCACCATAAAGCAACCAATCGTCACTCACACCTAAAAATTTCGCAATGACTTTCAAGTTTTCCGCTGTAGGGACGCTAGTGCCATCTAGCCATTTCTTTACAGCAACAGGAGATTTTTTTGTTGCTCTTGCTAAATCAGCGGCTCTTAATTTTTTTTCTTCAAGTTTTTGCCTAATTCGAGAGTGTAAAGACATAACAAATATTCCAAAAACATTAACTAATGTTAATACGATCTATTGAAACTATGGTTAACAAGTGATAAATTTGGTTTATTAACTATAGTTAACTTGGTGTAACCATGAAAATTAGTGATCTCATGACATACCACGGCTGCAAAAGTCGAAAAGAGTTGTCTGAAAAAACTGGGTATTCAACTGTGACCCTCTGGAAGTGGGAAAACAATGGTATACCAGCCAGAACTCAAGCAGTCCTGCAAGTCAAAACCAAAGGCAAACTTAAAGCCGATTTACAAGCATTAACCGCTTAGGACCTTAACCATGAGCAAAGTATTAAATGAATTGCCTGCAAGTGCTAGCAACAATGAATCGCTCATATTGCAAGCACTTAACGCTAGTAACCAAAGACAAGTAGCCGAGAAGGTGGGAATAGATGCAAGCACTTTATCAAGAATGAAAAATGACAAGAAAAACAATGGATTGACAGAGATTGAATTTATTAGCTCTTTGTTGACAGCCATTGGACTGAAGGTGGTGCCAGAAAGTGATGTGTATTGCTCACCTGAAATTGCAGAAGCAACGCGAGTCTATTTAGCACATGCATTCACTTCACCTGAATACATGCGGATTTTATTCAAATAAAAAACCACTACCTGCAGGAACAGGAGTGGTTAGGCATTCAATTGAGGTGGATCAAATGAACACGAACAATTTATCAGAACAACCAATCGAACTCAACTCACCAGTTTTTTTAATAGGTGACGTTGTAGTGCTTACTAAAGAGTGTCGAAGTTTTAAATCAAACGATTTATTTGAGGTTAAAAATAAAACTTTGACTAGGTTGTGGACTATCAAATCGGAGAATCATTTGATTCTGGTTTCATCAAAAGAAATCCGTACAGCAACAGTAGCAGAGCTCAACGCTAAACGCCGCCTAACAAAAGCTGAGCAAGCATTAGCGGAGGTGTCATGAATAGTCAATTTAAGTATAAACCTGAGTACAAACAGACTCAGGAAATTCAGTCCTTCTTTGATCCAGCGTTAGTGATTCTCAATGAGCTACATGATCGTAACCGTAAAAATCTAAGAGCCAAAGGTTATGACGAAAATAATGCTGCAATAACGCGTGAAGAATTTTCACAAACTATGGCACAGCGTTTTCGCATTAATCAGTGGTTAGCAGGGCAGATCGTTAATAGTTTGGCTAATGCTGACTTGGTTCAAAAATTTGGTGGGTATGTAAAGCCTAAGGTCGGTGTACATGAGTAATTTTGTGCCTAATTCCTTTCAAGTACCTAATGCATTTGTCGATGAGGTTTTAAATAAAATCTCTGATGCTGCATGCAAAATTTACTTGGTTATTTGCCGTAAAACTCGCGGTTGGAATAAGGAGATGGATTCCATCTCTTTATCTCAATTTGAAGAGATTACAGGGAAGAGTAGACCAACTGTTGTGAAGTGCCTTAATGAATTAATTAAGGTCGGTTTAGTCGTGGAACAACCAAGCACAATTCATGGAAATACATTCAAATTAGGTAACGATACTAGCGTTGGTTTAGTGCTTAAATTCCCTAGTAAAAAATTTTTACTACCTGAAATTTATGGACAGACTAGTAAAAATTCTTTACCACTGCTAGTTAAAAATTTTAACTACACTAGTAAAAATTTTTTACCGCTGCTAGTAAAAATTTTTAACACACAAAGTATCACTATCAAAAACAACTCTCAAAGTAATAAAAAAATAAATAAAAAAAGAGAGTCGGTTTCTGAAAAACCTAAATCAGAAAAACTAACTGAATTTAATCCACGTTTAGTTGAACTACCAGCATGTGTTGATCCAGAGCTGTGGAACAATTTTGTTGATATGCGTATCAGCATCAAAAAACCACTCTCTGAAAACGCAGTGAAGTTAATCCTTAAAAAACTTATCTCTTTTGGACCTATGGCTAACCAATCACTGGAAAACTCAATTATCGGAAATTATCAGGGTGTATTTGAACCTCGCCAAAATCAAATTCAGGAAAACCCACAATCTCATAACGTTCCTGAAGAACCAGGTTATTTCACTCAGATGTACGCTGAGAGCAATCGTTCAAACGTGATTGATGTTACCCCTGACCAGCAATATATCGGAGGCTATTAATCATGACTGAATTAGCGTCATTTGATAGTTATTTGAAAGAACTAATTGCGGCTTACAGAACTAAGTACGCGGTTCAGTTCAATAAGAATTTCCCCGTTGAAGGAAAAAACGCAGTTCCAATGCAAATCGTGGAACAACATCTTGCCAAGGCATTGGTTGGGGTAACTCCTAATCAACTTCAAAGAGGCTTAGCGCTATTTTACGCAAGTACAAATACCTACATGCCTAACTTCGCTGAATTCCGTGCTATGTGCATGGGTGATGATTGGTGGAGTGCTGAAAAAGCATGGGTGAAGGCTTGTGAATACACACAAATCACTCAGCACAAGAAAGTGAGATTGCCTGATGGGCGTGAGCAAAACCAAGAAATTACTACATTAGCCAAATTTGTACTTGATCAAGTTTATTCGCTTATTCAAGACGGCGAAATGTACAAAGCCAAAATGGAATTTATCAAGATCTATGATGAATACAAGGCTGAAGCACAACTGAAGGGTAAAACCCAAGCTTGGTACCAAGAACCAATTTTATTAGCTCAGAAAAATGAGCAAAAGGTGCATAAGCCTGTTTCAAATGACGAAGCGCAAAAGCATCTCCAATCATTGATGGAACGTTTAAAAATCAATGGTCGTAAACCTGCACCAATACAAAAGCTTAAGGCTAAGGAAAAAGAGCCTGAACTTGCAAAAGAATTGGGCCCTGATCCTTTCGACAATCCGCATGAATACGCAGAGATGTGTCGCCGAGAAGGTATGCCGATACCTAGAAATATTCTTCAGCTAATTGAAGGGGCGAATGTATGAATGCAGTTGAGTTTATGAAGGAACATGGAATCGAAAAGGCTCGATTTGTTATTGGATCTGCTGAAGTAGGTGGTGTTGTAACCCCAAAGATTTTAGACCTTAAAAAATTGGTTCAATCGTTGGAACTAATAGAGCAAATTGGTGGAGTTGAAGTTGCTAAAGGCAAAGTATTTATTGCTGATTTCAATGATTTCAAAATGATCAAATTTTTAATAGGTAATAAAGATTTTGTTGTTCATATAAAAAGAGTTCAGGAGGCTATAGCAGACCACGAAGCAGTTAATGGAAATGAGATAGATCCTTTAATCAAGTTAAAAGCTGGTTTAACAAAGTTAAGAGATAAATTTATAAACGATGCCCATGCATTAACGCTTTTGGGTGACCTAGATAAATCACGTGTTTATAACGGCATTGCCAATCAATTGGACCAGTTACTTAAGGGTTAAGTGTAATGAGCAAAGTTTTAATTGGAATTGATACTGGAGTGAATACCGGCTTTGCAGTGGCATTTGACCAGGGTAATGGTGGCCAACTACACGATGTTGAATCTCTAACAATTACTCAGGCAATGAGCAAAGTATTAGAGCTTGTTGATGTACACGGTAAGGCAAACACCATGCTGTATATCGAAGATGCTCGTTTGCGCACTTGGTTTGGACGTATTGATTCTGAGCAAAAAAAATATGGTGCCGGTGTACGTGAGGGGATTGGATCGGTCAAACGTGATGCTCAGATTTGGGAAGATTGGTGCAAAGAGCAAGGTCTGAATTACAAGATGGTTCACCCAGCAGCAAACAAAACCAAAACTGATGCAAAGTATTTTTTAAAACTTACAGGGTGGGCTAAGCGTACAAATGAACATGCACGAGATGCAGCAATGCTTGTATTTGGTCGATTTGCAAAGTTTTGATGTGAAAAAGGTTTTTAGAAGTTGTTTTTTAATCATGGTAAAGGGTAAATAGGAAGGCGATTATGTTAGTTGAAAAGTTTGATTTTATTGAGTTACTTCGCCTTGCTATTGCTCAAAGCGAAGGTAAGGGGAAAATTACAAAGCATGTTGTATTGGGGGAAATTGCCTTATTGCCTACAGGTGCAAAAAAATGGGCAGAATTACTGCTTGAACGTGTTGATTTTGAGCGCATTGCAGAAATCACAGAAACAAAGAAAATTTATGAGACCAGGATAATTAATGGTAAGGAATCAAAAAAGCGTATTGGTGAAATACCGGGTAAAGTTGAAATAAAAAAAGGGGAGATTAACTCAGCTGATTTTTTCCGCGTTAGAAACGTACTAGCGGGTAAGATCCATCGTGAAATGATCAAAAAGAACTTTAAGCCAAATAATTGTCAGGGCGATTTATCAAATGTGGCCAAAGGTATTGCTGAGGTTGTTTTGCGTGGGCGATTATTTACAAAGGCAATGTGTGGCCATTGCCAGGGATTAGGCAAATTAGAGTTATTTAATGAAAAGGGATATCCAAACGGATCTAAGTTTTGTGATAAATGCGGTGGTACGGGGAAACGTCCATATACATTGCATGAAAAAATTACTATCGCAAAATTAAAAGTATCTAAATCTGGATACTCTGAACGCTATGAACCATACGAGTTAATTGCTGAAGCTTGTATAGAGAATTGGGAAAATAGTATTAGAACAAGCTTGGCTAGATCGTTTCATTTTGAGCCAGAAGAAATATCATTAGCTTGACTTAAACAGAACGGTTGAGTATAAGTATTTCTAAAATGGGCGCTTTATACATAGATCGCCTAAAAAACTTAATAGAAGCTCACTAATTTTAGTGGGCTTTTTGCGTATCTGGAGCACTGGAAATGGGAAATACCTGGCATGCTGACCAAGAAAAACCAGAATTACGGCCAGATGAAAAACCTTTAAATTGCCCATTTTGTGGATCTGATTCAATTTGTACAGATTCTTCACATTATGGAAAACCAGATGAAGACGGCTCTATAGCATGGGATGCTTTCACATGGTGTCATGATTGTGGATCAAAAGGCCCTAGTGCTTGGGCGATGATCGCTTGGGATGAAAATTTTCATTACGACACTGTTTATGAAGAAAGATCAGTTGTTAATTATGCTATTCGCCAGTGGAATACACGCAAATAAGTTTTTTAATCTCGTGAGAGGTGTTTTATAAGCACACCTCTCTTTTAGCCGAACGGATTACGGCGCAAATGGCCCCGCTAAATATCGATTATTGGCGGGGCTTTTTCTTTTAAATTTGGAGATGCTATGCTTCAAAATGTTGATGTGGAAATTCGGGAGACCGAACAAGAATTAAAGCATATAGGCAGTTGCACAACCAAAGGCTTAACAGATCAAGAGATCGCTCACTTAGATGAGCGATTTTTTTTAGCCATTGAAAAGCTAAATTGGCTTAAAGGTCGCCGTGATGTAAGGGTGTTTGTATGGAAGCCAGTAAATATTTCAAACTCACAGGAAAGCGCCCACAGAAACCGAAACCAAAATATACGCCCTTGCCGAAAGCTACAGAAAAATACTTAAAAGCTGAAGAAGAGTTTACAAAGGCTTTGGATGTTCTTGAGTTTAAGTATGAAAAGAAATTTCAGTTTAAATCGACAAAACATTGGCGCTTTGATTTCCATTTAATTGAGCATCGAATACTTGTTGAAATCGCTGGTGGCCCATGGTCGGGTGGACGGAAGGGAAGGCTTAAAAATAAAGCATGGAGTCTTGACCGTTACGATGTTGCTGAAGAGATGGGCTATACAGTTATTCGCTTGGAGTCGGCTACTAGGTTTAAAGTTAATGAATCAGGACCTTTGCAGTTAAGAGTTGACTACGCAAGCCAATGGTTAAAAAACTTGAAGAGGCAATCGAAAATGGAACAAATAAGACCATTTCCACCGACTGATTTTATTGATCAGGCTGATGATGAAGAAGCTACACGCTTAACACCGGCACCAGATCTTATGGAATGGGTTATTGAAAATTATCTAACTATAGGTGGTGTGCTTTATAACCCAGACCATGACCATATAGCTGAGTTGATACATGAAAATGAGGGATTTCTTGCATTTGCATGGGCATCACAAGCTTGCACTGTAAAAAAACAAATGGTTTCAGGCCAGTGTGAAAAAGTTATGTTTAATGTGGGCGGCTGGCGTAAAGCTCGTCAAGAGCAACAGATGCGTGATTGGTTTGGTTATGTGCCTGTTTATCTCATCACTATTGATGCTATTTTTTGCGAACAAGCAACGGACCGAGATTTTTGTGCGCTTATAGAACATGAGCTTTATCACATCGGCGTTGAGCGTGATGAAGACGGTGAGCCTATTCTTGGTGAAATGTCTGGGCTACCAAAACATTATTTGGCTGGCCATGATGTTGAAGAGTTTGTGGGCGTAGTTAAACGATGGGGAGCAGACGAGAACGTGAAGCGACTTATTGAAGTGGCGAAGCAAGCGCCGTTTGTATCAGATGTAAATATTTCCAAGTGCTGTGGAACTTGCCTAATTAGTTGAGCCTTTTGGCTCATTTTTTTGCCTTGTTTCCTTGATGAGCCTTGATGGATTTTGAATTATGGCGAAGCTAAAAAAAGCCGAGCAACTCTTTATAGTTCGGTCACTTGCGCAATTCATGACACCCACAGAAGTTGTTAAGGCCGTCAAAGAAACTTTCAATATTGATGTGTCAGCGCAGCAAGTAGAAGCGTATGACCCCAACAAGGTTGCAGGGCGTGACTTAAGGAAGGAATACAAGGAAGTTTTTGAGGCAACGAGAAAGGAATATCTCAAACAGCCAATACACAACATTAGCGGGGCAAATGACATTGTTCAGTTAAAGATTTTGAGTGATCTACTTTTCACCAAGAAAAATAACGTGACCATGACAATTAAGATCGTGGACCAAATGCAAAAGATCATGAAAGGTTTTTATGAGAAGCGAGTCGAAATTACTGGAGCTGGTGGTGGGGCAATAAAAACTGAAAATACTCAGGTTCCACCGCAGCCAACACACACACCTGAAGAGCTTGAGAAACTTACCCCGCAAGAGCTCGCCCGTTTAGCAATTAATGGAAAGCTATGACATACGCACTTGATGAAATAGCCCCTTTAATTAAAGAGTGGACTATTAACGTACGATTGCCTGATGTTGTCTCTGAGATGACACGGCGTTATTACTACAAGGCTGTGATTGAACAGAACGAAAAGAGCAAACAAGCTGAATTAGAAAAGTGTAGAAATGATCCTATTCACTGGTTTAATCATTGGATCTGGACATACGATCCACGTGGTATGTCATTTGGATTACCTGCCAATATTCCTTTTGTTTTGCGTCCTAAGCAGGTTGAGCTCGTAAATTGGTTACTTGAGCGTGAAAACACTCAGACACACGGTTTAATTGAGAAATCTCGTGATGAAGGGATGAGCTACGTTGTGCTTGGCTTTTATCTCCATCGTTGGTTATTCGTTGAAGGCTTTGCAGGTGGAGTTGGTAGCCGTAAGGAAGAGTTAGTAGATAAGAAGGGCGACCCTAAAACACTATTACACAAATTCCGCGATATGTTCAGCAAAATGCCTGACTGGATGAAACCAAAGGGTTTTGTCGAGAAAGTGCATGATAACTACATGCGAATCATTAACCCGGATAACGGCGCAACTATCACGGGTGAAGCTGGTGACAATATTGGCCGTGGTGGACGTACCACAATGTACTTTTTGGACGAATGGGCATTCGTAGAACGGCAAGAAGCTGTTGATGCTGCTATCTCGCAAAATACAAACGTTCATATCAAAGGATCTACTCCTAACGGTATCGGTGATCGATTCCATCAAGATCGTTTTAGCGGTCGTTACGCCGTTTTTACTATGCCATGGCGAGCTAACCCAGATAAGAACTGGACCGTTACATACAACGGCAAAGAGATTCATCCGTGGTATGAAAAGCAGTTGGCCACGCTTGATGATGTGGTACTTGCCCAAGAGGTCGATATTAACTACGCCGCTTCGGTGGAAGGTGTATTGATTCCTTCAGCTTGGGTTCAAGCGGCAATCGATGCGCATAAGAAACTTCAAATTGAGCCTACTGGTGACCGTATCGGCGGTTTGGACGTAGCTGATGAAGGTAAGGATAAAAACTCATTTACAGGCCGTCACGGCGTTGTCATGAATTACTTGGCCACATGGTCGGGTAAAGGCGATGACATCTTTGGAACTACTCAAAAAGCTATGGATCTCTGTTTTGAGAAATCCATTGATACGTTGTTCTACGATGCTGATGGTCTTGGAGCTGGATGCCGTGGTGATGCCAGGGTAATTAATGAAAAGCGCCGTGAGTTAGGTTTATCTGAAGTTAATGTCGAATCATTCCGGGGATCTGGTTCAGTTCATGATCCTGAGGGCGAAATGGTTGAAAAGCGTCTGAATAAAGACTTTTTCGCAAATCTTAAAGCACAGTCTTGGTGGTCTTTGCGTTTGCGTTTCCAGGAAACTTTTAGAGCTCTTGAAGGGCGTGATTATGATCCGGATATGATCATTTCACTCTCTACTGAAGATATCGATGCCAAGGAATTGGCATTACTCACTACTGAGTTATCACAACCAACCTACACAAAAAATGGTGTTGGAAAAATCCTAGTCAATAAACAGCCTGATGGTACTGCCTCACCTAACCGGGCGGATAGCGTCATGATTTGTTTTAACCCACAAATTGCTGAGCTCAACGTTTGGGGCAAGCTGTAAAAGAGAAAGTTATGGGCTTAATTAAATTTACTAAAGATTCATTCCAGAACTTTGCCGCTCGCGTTGGGTTAGGTACTGGAAATCAGCATGATCAGTCTGTTTATGGCTTTAATTTTTTAAGTCGTGACAGATTAAAGCTTGAAGCGATGTATCGATCATCTTGGGTAGTTGGCCAAGTCGTTGATGTAGTTGCTGACGATATGACACGTAAGGGTGTCAAATTGAATGGCCTATCAGATCCTAAAGAGTCGGAAAAGATAGATCAGGAGATGGATCGCTTACAAGTATGGGGGCGGCTTAATAAAACAATTAAGTGGTCACGTCTTTATGGTGGTGCCATTGCTGTCATGATGATCGATGGTCAAAACGTATCAACGCCGTTAAATCTCAATACTATAGGCAAAGATCAGTTTAAAGGCTTATTGGTTCTTGATCGATGGATGGTTCAGCCAACATTACAAGATTTGGTCACAGAATTAGGGCCTGATTATGGCACTCCACGCTATTACGATGTGATTACCGATTCAGTAGGCTTGTGTAATCAAAAAGTCCACTATTCGCGCGTCATCCGTATGGATGGTGTAGAGCTGCCATACAACCAATCAATTACTGAAAACCTTTGGGGGCAATCAGTTATTGAACGATTGGAGGATCGGCTAACGATTTTTGATAGTGCTACTTTAGGTGCTGGCCAGTTGGTTTATAAAGCTCATCTACGGACTTATAAAGTTAAAGGGTTGCGTAGTCTTATTGCTGCTGGTGGCCAACTTTATGAGGCTCTTGTAAAACAGATCAATCAGATCCGACAGTGGCAGTCTAATGAAGGCTTAACGCTAATGGATGCTGATGATACCTATGAAGCGCATCAGTACAACTTTTCTGGTTTAGACAATATTCTGCTGCAATTTGGGCAACAGATTTCAGGTGCTACAGGCATTCCGCTTGTACGTTTATTTGGTCAGTCACCAGCGGGTTTGAATGCTACAGGTGAGTCTGATCTAGCCAACTATTACGACAATATTAACCAGCAACAAGAAGGCCGTTTACGTACACCATTGCAGATCCTCTATGCCGTGGTTCATATGTCAGTACTTGGAAAACCTATACCTGATTCATTTAGTTTTATATTCGCGTCTCTGTGGCAATTAGACGATGAGAAAAAAGCAAATGTTGCTAAAGGTGTTTCTGAAGCGATTATTGCGGTTGAAGAAGCAGGCCTTATCAAACGATCAACAGCTTTAAAAGAATTGCGTCAATCAAGTGAAGTTACGGGTGTTTTCTCTCATATCACTGATGAAGAAATTAAAGAAGCTGATGATGAGGATCCACCACCACCGGGTGAAGGTGTAGATGATGAAGAAACAAATAAATCGGATAACCCCGAACCTGGCGAGAAAGACCGAGATACGGTACAGCCAGCAGCTTAGAAAGATTGCTGGTTATGTTGATACTATCGTTAAGGGTTTTGATGTAAATGACCCCCGCACATATCCCTTAATGGCGGCTTCTTTAAATGAGTATGCCAATACTCTCCACCATTGGGCACAGAATGCAGCAGGGCGAATCATTACCGATGTTGCATTACGTGATGAGAAAACTTGGCTCATCTATGCACAAGATCTTTCCCGTGGTGTTCGTGAGCAGATCCGTAATACTGAAGTTGGTGCTATATATCTGCAGCTCCTAAATGACCAGGTTAGGCTTATTAAGTCATTGCCGTTAGATGCTGCTCAGCGTATTCATGACCTTTCTACACGTTCGTTAATAGAGGGCAACCGTTCAAGTGAAATTGCTGGGTTAATTATGGCAACTGGTCGAGTGACTAGATCAAGAGCAAACACAATTGCACGTACTGAGGTTAGCCGAGCATCATGCGTATTTACTCAAGCTAGAGCCGAGAATCTAGGTTCAGAGGGTTATATCTGGCGCACAAGTGAAGATGGTGACGTGCGGCCAAGTCATAAAGCTATGAACGGGAAATTTGTGAATTGGAATAAGCCACCTACTTTAGACCGGTTGACTGGCCATGCAGGTTGTTTGCCTAACTGTCGTTGTTATGCAGAGCCTGTAATTTTAAATAATTTTTGATATTATATTTTTTCCAAAAATTAAGGACTTAAAAATGACAAATTCAAATACACTTCACTATTACATTGCTCATAGTAGTTTTAAAGATAGAAATTCTGGAAATGATTTTGATCTGTCAGTTAACTCAGATTTAACCTTAGCATCCAACGTGATTACTAAAGCGATTTTAAGTAATATCAAAGAATCTATTTTGACTAAAATCATTGCAGAAAATCCACATATGAATGTCTATGATTATCGTTTAAATTCCTTCTCTTACTTGGGCGAAATGACAGAAGAAGAATATAATTCTTAAACTATAGCAAATTTGAAAAGCCACCTTCGGGTGGTTTTTTAATGCCTGAAAAAAGGTGAACCATGCTTAAAAGCAAAAAAGATAAGGGCAAAAAAACAGTAGATCGGTCCAACATTTTTACCTCAGGACAGATTGGCCGTACCCGTGAAATTACGCCAGAAGGTTATTTACTTTGCCGTGATGTTCGATTAGCCAGAACTGGAATTTTAATCTATGGCCATGGTGAGGTGCCAATCGAGCCTGATAACACCGGATTGATTCAAGTTTACCGTGGAGATGATGTTTTATTTTCACCCACGACTATTGCCAGCACAGAAGGTAAACCCGTTACCGATGATCATCCTGAGGATTGGGTAAACCCTAAAAATTGGCAATTACTATCAAAAGGATCTAGTCACAACGTTCATCAAGGTGAAGGTGAAGATGCAGAGTATTTAATGGCTGACTTGTTAGTTATGGATGAGTCGACCATTGAGGCTGTTCAGAAAGGAAAGGTAGAAATCTCCCTTGGTTACGATGCTGAATACACACAAGTCAGCCCGGGCAAAGGGGTTCAGAGCAATATTGTTGTTAACCATATTGCATTAGTTGATAAAGGGCGATGCGGTTCTCGCTGCTCGATTGGAGATAGTTTTATGACGACCAAGGTCAAAAAGAAAAAAATCAGTTTTGCTGACCGTATTCGTAACTTGGTGAAAACTGGTGATGCAGATGAGGCAGAAAAAATTGCTAAGGCTGTAGAGGATGAGGATCTGGACCTTCCTACAGAAGATGATGAGCCAGATGATGACGATAAAGGCAAAACTAACGATGCCGGTATTAATCGTGAAATTCTCAAAATGCTCAAAACTATGGATTCTCGTTTAGTTAAGTTAGAGAAGAAAACCAAAGACACTGATGATCCGGAAAAGAAAACCGAAGATGATGATGACGATCCGGAAAATAAGACAAAGGATGACGGCGATTTAACTGAGCCAGAGCCAGCTAAAAAACTTGATGAATCTGGTACGCAAACTTATACCGGTGACTCATTAAAAGAAGTTATTTCACGTGCAGAAATTCTTTCGCCTGGTTATCGCATGCCTACCTTTGATAGTGCGAACAATGGTAAAGCTGTTTTAAATACTAAACGCGCAGTACTTAAAACTGCATTTGCTACCGAAGACGGGCAAAAAGCTATTACCCCATTTGTTGGTCAAAATCCTGATTTTGATAATTTACCAAGTCACACCATTGATGCTGCATTTGCTGGAGCATCGGAACTCATCAAACAACAGAACAATGCAAAGGGTATTCGTTCTGGAATTAAAACCAGTGATTTTGGTCGAGCAGCTCCAACGCCAGCTGAAATCAATAAACGCAACCGTGAATTCTGGACCAATCAAGGATAAGAATTATGTCTAACGCATTTTTATATCGTATGCCGAGTGGTATTCCTGGTGATGTCTCTCGTAAAAGCCAATCAACTATTGAGTCTCACCCAGTAGGTGGCCAATTCGCTGCATTTGGTTTGTTCGGGAAGATTGATACTGCTACAGGTAAATTTGTTCTCTTAGCTGGAGCAGATACAGCAACAAGTATTTATGGTTTATTGGTACGTGCATATCCAACTCAATCTGCACAAAACGAACTTGGTAAAGCAACGCCTCTACCTAACGGCATTCAAGATGTTTTACGCCGTGGTTATATGACGGTGAAATGTAATGCAGGTACTGCTAAGAAAGCAGGCACAGTTTATGTACGTATCGCTGCTGGTACTGAAGCTAAACCAGTTGGAGGTGTTGAAGCCGCAGCAGATGGAGCAAACAGTATTATCTTACCGAATGCTTTCTTTATGCATGATGCTGATGCGCAAGGCAACGTAGAAATCTCATTTAACATTTAAAAATTATTGAACAGCACGGCCACCGATTAGGTGGTTTTTTTGTGCCTGGAGAAAAGACAATATGAGTAAGCTATTAATTGCGAACACTATGGCTCAAGCGTTGGCCATGGGGACAGCAACACCTGTACGAGCTCGAACTCGTGACCATATGATGACTTTTGATTCACGAACAATTGATAGCACCGGTGCTTTCATGGTTGGTGAGTTAGAGCGTCTTGATCAAACAATGCATGAGCCCTTAGTGGATGTTACCTGGGGACGCGATGTTGACTTGCGTTCTGATGTATCTATTGCAGATGAGATTTCGAGTTTTTCAAATGCATCATTTGCAGCAGCTGGAGGCGCTTCACCTCAAGGTAAATCTTGGGTAGGTAAAAATGCAGATGCTATCCAAGGTATTGCGTTAGATATTGGTAAAACAGCACAGCCATTAACTCTATGGGCTAACCAGATTGGCTGGACCATTCCGGAATTAGAATCTGCTCGTCAATCTGGTCGTCCAGTTGATGCCTTAAAACACAGTGGTTTAATCCTTAAGCACAATATGGATACCGATGAGCAAGTCTATATCGGTGATGAAGTTATCGGTGTTCAAGGTCTTTTGAACTCTGACAAGGTAGGCGCTACCAACGTTAATAAGAGCTGGAAGTTGGCAACAGCAGACGAAATGCTGGCCGATGTGAATATGATTTTATATAACGCATGGATTGCTTCAGGCTTTGCAGTTTGTCCTTCTAAATTGTTATTGCCACCTGAACAATTTGGTTTAGCAGTAACTCGTAAAGTTTCTGAAGCTGGCAATATTTCAGTTTTGGAATATATCAAAGTCAATTGTATTTCCTATGCTAAAAACGGTAAGCCATTAGACATCCAGCCTTCAAAGTGGTGTATAGAGCGAGGTACGGCGGGTACTGACCGTATGATGTGTTATACGCAAAGTGAAAACCGTGTTCGCTTCCCAATGGTTCCTTTACAACGCACTCCAGTTGAATATCGAGATCTACGTCAATTAACTACCTACTATGGTCGTTTAGGTGCAATTGAATGGATTTATCCGGAAACAGCGTTCTATGCAGATGGTCTATAAGGGGAATTAAGACATGAGCAAACAAGTACAAATTCTTCTTTCTCGTCCAATAACTGTAAATCTTGGAACTGATGAAAACGGGCAACCGAAGTCTCTTAAATTACCTATGGGTCTACAACATGTAGAGGAAGAGGTCGCCAAAAACTGGTTTGTTAAGGCTCACTGCCAAGAGATTTCTAATAATGATATCCAGACAGGCGAGCTCCAAAAGCAACTAGAAACAGTGAATGAAGAATTAAGCATTCTTCAAACGCAGTCTGATGAAGCTGCAAAGAAAATCGGACAACTTGAAGGGATCGTAAAAGATCGTGATACCGAAATCGCTAATCTTAAAATCCAATCTGCTAAGGATCTTCAGACTCAAGCGGCCGAATCAAAAGATGCCCTTGATCAAGCTCAAAAGGTGATTAAAGAGCGTGATGCTGAGGTCGCTAAGTTAAAAGCTGACTTGGCCAAGGTAACCCCAGCCAAAGAAACGGCCAAAGAAAAAGACACACCAAAGGAAACTTAACCTATGATCAGTGAATCCTCTTTTCGTGAAGAAATGCCGGCATTTGCTGATACAACGCAATATCCGTCATTTCAGTTTAATTTCTATTTAAACCTTGGGAAAAAGTTACTTCGTGAGGAGCGTTGGGGGGATACGCTTGATTATGGTTTAACACTGTTTATTGCTCACTATCTCACGCTTTATAAGCGTGCGATGGGTGCTGCAAGCATTGGTGGTGATGCTGGAAAGATTGTGGGGAATGAAACATCTAAATCAGTTGATGGTGTTTCAAAGTCCATGGATGTTTCGGGCGTACTAATCGCTGATGCTGGCCATTGGAACCAAACGACGTGGGGCGTTCAGTTTTATCAGTTCATACTGATGGCTGGTGCTGGAGGCATCCAGCTATGAGCAGTGGCGTTAAATCAAGTGGTAAAGGCTTAGCTGACATTTTCCAGGCAATGGCTGAATTATCCCAAATGGATGTGCTAGTTGGTATACCTCACGGCGAAGCACGTACTGATGGTGACGGTTTAACTAATGCGCAAATTGGCTATCTTATGGAAGGTGGCTCACCTTCTCAAAACATTCCTGAGCGACCTTTTCTGGTGCCGGGTGTTGAAGAAGTTCAAGAACCGGTAGGCGATAAGCTAGTTAAAGCGGTTGATGCCGCTTTAGCTGGTAATAGCCAAAGAATGATGATGTTGCTTGAGTCAGCTGGGATGATTGCAATGAATTCAGTTCGAGCCTATTTCGTTAATGGTGAATTTTCCCCTCTATCTTTGGCCACAATCCGTGCTCGAGCACGGCGTGGACGTAAAGGCGCTAAGCAGTATCTGAAGCAGCTTGAAACTGGTCCAGCTGAAGCAGGCCTGGTTCGGCCGTTGATTGATACTGGAGAGCTTAGAAAGTCGGTTACTTACGTGATCATGAAAAAGGAAAAGGAGGTAAAGCGTGGCTAATCTTGATGTTTCTGACGTTTTACTAGATCCCGACTTTATGGAGACGGGCATTATTTGCAAGCGTACTGAGGTCATCGTGGGAAACAACGGACGATCGCAAGAGACGATTACAAATACTTCTTTTTCTGGTGTTGTTACTACAAATAACGGTATCAAAATGGACCGCCGTGCCGATGGTACTTTGATCAAGGGTGCGATCAACATTCACACGCAATTTGCTTTGATTCAGGGTGATGCAAATAACAAAGCTGATGAGATTACTTGGAAGGGTAAAACCTACATTGTGACTCAAGTCTTAGATAACTTGCATTATGGCCAAGGTTTTATAAAAGCTATTTGCGAGCTTAAACCACTGGGGTAAATCATGGGTGACTCTGCTTCAGGGGGATATATCACCCCTAGCGGCGGATCTGCTTATGACCAAGACCTAGAGGACATCTTTCAAGCCTTCATTGTCGGGATTACATCTTTACCAGGTGATATGGTTCGGCCACGTTTTCAAACTGAGCCTCCACCATTTCCCGCCGTTGGTGAGGATTGGTGTGCATTTGCCGTAAAGTCAATAACTCCCGACGATGGGCCATACTTCGACCAAAAAGACGAAACAATGGATTCAATTCGACATGAAGAGTTGACGCTGTTTTTATCGTTCTATGGCGACCACGGCCAAACGATCGCAAACGTCCTCAAAGATGGTCTAGGCATTCCGCAAAATATCGCGCAACTCAAAGCGCAAAAAATCAAATTTATCAAGGTGGGTGAAATCATCACCGCGCCTGACTTTCTCAATAATCAGTATGTACATAGATATGACCTAACCGCTGTCTTTAAGCGGCAAACATTACGTACGTTTGCAGTTAAATCTTTTGTAGATGCTGGACCTATAGAATTTCCGAGGAGTAATCCATGACATTGTCCACCTCTGATGTTGTTAATGTCTCCATTAGTTTGGCGGCTTTAGCAGCGGGGCCGCGTAGCTTTGGCTCTTTGCTTGTATTGGGGGCTACCGATGGCGTAGTAGATCCAGTTGAGCGTTTACGTGAATATTCAGATCCAACGCCAGTAGCATTAGATTTTGGAACTGATGCACCAGAATACAAAGCGGCACAAAAGTACTTTGGGCAAGTGCCTAAACCTCGAGTTTTATATATTGGCCGTTGGGTTAAGGCTGCAAGTTCGGCCGTTTTAAAAGGTGCGGTTTTATCGTCGGATCAGCGAGATATTGCAAACTTCACAGCTATTTCTGATGGTTCGATGAAAATCACCATTGATGGTGTTGAAAAAATTGTCACTGCATTGAATCTATCAGCCGTGACTAATTTAAATGGTGTAGCTTCAGCATTAACCACAAAGCTCGGCACCGCTTCAGTAACTTGGAACGATGTATACAATCGCTTTGAAATAACATCATTAACCACTGGTACCACATCAACGATTTCTTACGCTATTGCCAATGCAACTGGCACAGATGTTTCGTCATTGATGGGCTTAACAGTTGGTCATGCATCAGTGCCAGTGAATGGTTATGCTGCAGAACCTTTAATGGATGCGATTACCCATTTAGCTGATAAATCCCTTAAATGGTATGGATTAGATATCGCTGAGCCAATTTCTGACGCAGATGTTGAGGCAGTAGGAGATTTCATTCTAGCTGCAAATCCACCCCGTATTTATGGCCAGACAATTACGAACGCATTAGCTTTAGATGGTACCAGCACAACTGATCTGGCTTATAAGCTCAGCAAAGCCAACAATGGCCGAGTATTCACAATCTTTTCTGGTGATACCCCACATGCAGCCGCTTCGGTATTTGGACGAGCATTTAGCGTCAACTTTAATGGCACAAATACAACCATTACATTGAAGTTTAAGCAGCTACCGGGTGTAGAAGCTGAAGACTTGCAAGTCTCACAAGCGAAAGCACTTAAAGATAAAAACTGTAATGTCTTTGCTGGATACAACAATGACACGGCCATTTTACAAGAAGGCGTTATGTGTGATGGCTCATTCATTGATGAGCGTCATGGTCTTGATTGGTTGCAAAACCATTTAGAAACAGCACTGTGGAATCTTTTTTACACCACACCAACCAAAGTTCCACAGCTAGAAAGTGGCGTAAATCGTCAATGTACGGTGCTTGAGCGAGCATTAGAGCAAGCAGTAACGAACGGGCTTATTGGCCCCGGTCAATGGAATGGTGATTCTTTTGGGGCCTTAGAAACTGGTGACTATCTTCCAAAAGGATATTACGTCTTTGCCAATAGTTTAGATGATCAAGCTCAATCTGAACGTGAGGCGCGTAAATCTCCAGTATTCCAAATCGCAATCAAATTGGCTGGTGCAACACATTTCTCTGATGTGCTTGTGTCTGTTAACCGCTAATAAGGACAAGAAAATATGTCTACATATTCTTTTATGGATACTCAATGCACGCTCGCCAGTGATGATGGGGTAATTGACCTAGGTTACGGTGCGGGCGTTGCAGATGAAGGTATTACCATTGCAATGGCTGCTGATGCTAACCAAATGACTATTGGCGCTGACGGTGAAGGGATGCATTCCTTAAGTGCTAATAAGTCTGGTACTGTGACTGTACGATTATTAAAAACATCGCCAGTTAATGCCAAGCTTTCCAATCTTTACCACATCCAGCGTTCAAGCACGAAAAAGTGGGGCAAGAACACAATCACGTTGAACCATACCGGATCTGGTGACAATGCGACCGCCACGAAATGTGCTTTTAAGAAGCATGCTGATCTAGCCTATAAGTCAGTTGGTGATTTTAACGAGTGGGCTTTTGATGCAATCAAGATCGATCAAAAGTTAGGAGCTTATGACTAATGCAAATTGGTAATCATAATTACGAAATTGGCCGCTTAGATGCTTTTGATCAATTTCACGTATCCCGAAAAATTGCACCTATTGTTCCTACGATTGTTCCCTTCATGACTGAGATCCTGAAAAGCAATGTAATGGATCTCTTAGATAAGTTTGGGGATGATCCCGATAATCCTGATCTAAGCGCTTTAGAGGATTTTGACCTAAATAGTTTTGGTGAGGCGATTCAGCCTTTTATTGATGCATTTGCGAAGATGCCCGAAGAAGATGCTAACTACGTTATGAAAAAGTGCTTATCTGTCGTTACACGCGATGGTGCACGATTAGTAGTTAAAGATGCTTTGATGTTCGATAACTTAGGTATCGAGCACATCCTCCCGCTAACAATTGCAGTGATTCGTATTAACTTGGGAAATTTTATTCAAGGGTTGCTTACTCAGGCATTGAGCAAGAAACAACCCACATAAAATTTATGCATTTACCAGACCACGAAGATTGGCTTTTACGGCCGGTGATTCGTGGTCTTTGTCGTTTTGAGTCTTTAAAAGATGGAACTGTAGATCTAGCTGATATTGCATTGATGAACGATGCATTAGATGTGCAGGCAGATAACCAGCTTTTACTTGAAAGATTTAACGATCAAAAGAAAGGTTGAGATAAACATGAGCGATACAGTTATTCGTGATTTCTTAGTGTCCTTGGGTTTTTCTACGGATAACGAAGGCGCTAGAAAAATGGGCGATGCCCTCAAAGGGGTGGAGCTAAAAGCTACATTACTACATAAAACACTTTTGCTTTTGGCAACAGGTGCAGTTGTGGCAGTAGCAAAGACAGCAAGCGAACTCGATAAGCTGTATTACTCATCTCAACGTATTGGCGCATCTGCTTCAAATATTAGAGCCTACGGTGATGCAATCTCACAAATGGGTGGTAATGCTCAAAATGCATTACAGTCGCTTGAGAACGTAGCGCAGAAAATGCGTAACTCCCCTGGTTATGAAGGCATGCTTACAGGCATGGGTGTTGCTACCCGTGATGGTAACGGCCAGTTACGTGACCGTGTGGAAGTAATGAAAGACCTTTCAAAAACTATGAAAGGCATGGATTATTACCAAGCAAATGCTTACGCCAGTTCACTAGGTATTGATGAAAATACCCTTATGGCCATGCGTGATGATAAGTTCATCAGCAACATGGAGAAATACCAGAAATTACGGCAGGACGTTGGTTTAACTGATGAGCTAACTAAATCTGGTACAGAGTTCATGGTCCAGTTCCGTGATATTACGATGACGACTAAGGCAATTACTGAAGTTGTTGTAATGACTGCTGGACAGGCACTTATCCCCATCCTCAAGATGATTAATAACTTCTTGCGAAGTGCTATTGCTTGGTTCGCTGAACTAGATCCACGGTTTAAAGCAATTCTGGCCACTGGATTGAAGTTTGCCTTACTCGCCGTCATCTTCGGTGGTTTTATTGGAACGATTGCTAAATTGGCCTCAGTATTGCCAATGTTGAAAGGGCTACTTTTCCTGATCAAGTCGTTACGTTTAGCTTTCTTGGCTTCACCTATCGGTATTGTATTAGCGCTTGCCGCTGCTATTGCTGCATTGTGGGACGACTACCAAACTTGGAAAAATGGTGGTGAGAGTCTTATCGACTGGTCTAAATGGGAAGGTGGTATTGAAACGGCAATTGCTCGTATTAAAGAATTGGCCGAGTTAATCAAAAACCTAAAAGATAAGACTGTAGAGTTTGTTACCAAGGCAATTGATGATCCAGCAGGAACCGCGAAAGAAACTGCCGCAGCTATTACTGATGTAGCTAAATCTGGAGCAGCAGCTGTAGTCAATGCTACAAAAAGCACAGTGAGTAATATTAAAAATACTGTGAATAGCACGAAAACAGGAAGAACACTTCAACTTTCTCAACAGGATATCGATGACTTAATTAAAGTAACTTCTACTGAAGTGGTTGCTTCGCTTAAGGGGGAGGCATTTACCAAACAAACACATGGTGTAGTAGATACAATACTTAATCGTGTTGCATCAGGTAAGTGGGGGGATTCGGTCCGAGATGTTGCAAATGCTAAGAGACAGTTTACTAAGATTTCAGGGCCAAAATCTTACAAAACTAAGTCTGGTAAGGTTATTAAATTAAATCCTTATGGCTCAGTCCAAAATATGCCTTTAAAAGATGTAAACCCTAAGGTCCGTGCAGAAGTATTAAGTTATCTTGAAAGAAGGGCAAATGGTCAAGAATCCAGTGTGGGTGAACATTTGAATTATGCTAACCCTTATGTTTCAGATAAGAAAAATCGAGACGCATGGGTTGATGCATTTTATGAAAAATCCAAGAAAGATGGTCTAGTGTTTGGATCAGGAAAAAATGTTCATGGCCATGGGACGACAAAGGATTTACTAAAATATAAACCTAAGCCATTTTCGATAGCAGTTGCAGAAAATAATATTTCGAATATTAATAGCTTAAATGACTTGAATATTCGAAATACATCATCCCCAACCAACAATAATCCTTATAGAGAACAAGTTAATTCTGTAAACTCTAAATCTAAAAATGTGACAATCTATCAATCTTACAAAACTGATATGACGATTAATGATTCTAAGTCTCCGATGGAAACTGCACAAATGGTTAAGCGTCATAATGAAGATACAATGATTCACATGGCTAGAGTTGTAAAACCTCTTATAACTTAGGAAATTTTATGAGAAAACTATTATTTACTTGTATTTCACTATTTGCTTTTAATTGTAATGCTGAGATGGTTAAAGGTAGCGATGTAAATAAGCCTGAATTAGAAAAAGCCTGTCTGCAGAAAGCTCCAAGCCAAGTAAGAATTGAAAATTTTTTTATTGATGACAATTATGTTCTTCAGCGAAGAAAAAGCGATGGTGAAGAAACTACATTTGTTGCTGTCAATCCAGAGCGACCTTTACTTGTAATGTGTTCAGTAAATAGTGGAACAGGAAAATTTGGCCCCACAATTTTTTTAAATTCTTCTAACAAGAATATTTGGAAAGTTGATAGACCTGAAAACCCTAAGTCTTTGAATACATATGAAGGAAGAAATTTAGCAATAAAAACTTGTCGAGATTATATTGCTACAAAATTTGATGCAGCCACAATTCACAAAATCAGTTTAGGCGGAGTGGATGAAGTAAGAACTGCATCCGGAGTAAGGCATCCCATTGGTTATAAGATTGGTAGTAATTACGCAAAAAGATATGACGTTATAGCTGATGGAACTGTAATACTTAATTTTACTGAAAATGGGGTAGATAAGAAAACAAAGGATTATGAATGTTTAATGGATCCTTACTTTAAGGTTAAGGACATAAGCATTAAATAAACACAGTTCTTATCATATTTTAAACCCGCCATATGGTGGGTTTTTTAATGCCCGGAGAAAAGCATGGCTATCACTGAAACAGTTGGCTCCCTCTTGCTTGGTGGCCATCGTTCAATAATGGGTTTGTTTGCTGATGTGGTGATTGAAGAAAACCATTCTGATGAGCTTGTTATTACAGAGCATCCAGTAGAAAAGGGTTCACCGATATCTGACCACTGCTATAAAGCACCACCAGAAGTAACAATGAAAATTGGCTGGTCTGAGAGTGCTGGCAGAATGAATGGACTAATTGGAAATACGTTCATTGGTTCTGATTTGTCCCTACTGGGGATCTACCAAGGATTACAGGCTTTACAAGGTCAGCGTCTCGTTATCTCTACTGGTAAGCGACTTTATACAGACATGCTCATTAAGTCTTTGAAGAATGTCACGGATGAGACTTCTGAAAATGCATTAATGATCGATATTGTGTTTAAGAAAGTCTTTATTGTTTCAACAAAAGAAACGCTGGTTTCTATTGCTGATCAAAAGAATCCTGAAGTTACCTCTGATGTAGTTGACTCGGGATCTAAACAGCCTAAACAAGTTGAACAGTCTATGTTGTCTCAAATCACTGGTTTAGGGCAAGTTGGCGGTGCTTATACGGCAGGGCTTTAAAATGGCTTTGTATGAAATCCCTTTGCTCGATCGCAACCAAAAGTTTTTTGTCAAATTGAACAAGGTTAATTACCAGCTCAAGCTTGTTTTTCGAAAACGATGGTACCTAGATATTTTTCAAACTAATTCAGAGCCTGTTGCCTTAGGTATTCCTTTAGTCTCAGGTATCGATATTTTAAGCCCTTTTAGTCATGTAATTAGCGGCTCTATGTACGTTCAAAACCTCAATGAAGATGAGAGCCAATCATTTAGTGATTTAGGCACCCACATAAAGCTTTTTTGGCAGGATCCTTAAATGACTGAACAATGGAAGCGAAATTGCCGGCTAACCGTCCAGCTTAAATATGGGGAGCCAGAGGCATTAGATTTATCAGAAATGCGGATTGTATTTCGTATTAATCAACCTACAGCTGAAACACCCAAAGCAGCTGAGTTTTATATCTATAACTTATCAGTCGATACAATGAATCGACTTGCTGGCGAGGATAATTCCAACGTGGGAGCGATGGTCACTTTCGAGGCTGGTTACGGTGAAGAGTTGGCCACAATTTTCAAAGGTTCAACATTCCAATATCGCCGAGGACGAGAAAGCCCGACTGATACCTTTTTATGCATTCTGGCTCAGTCAGGTGATAAAGCTAAAAACTATGCGCTGGTTAATAAAACCATTGCAGCTGGTACCTCAGTCGATCAAGTCAAGAATGAACTCGCAAAAGAGTATCAAGCGAATGGGGTGGAAACTGGTGAGCTGCCACAGCTGAGTGATCAGAAATATGTTCGTGGCAAAGTGATGTTCGGGTCATTAGACGACCAGATCAGACAGTTTTGCAAAGACACAAACACCGAGTACTTCATTGACGATGAATACTTATACATGGTTGGTATCAGTAGCTTTTTACTTGACTCAGTTTTTGAAATGGATGCCAGCTCGGGCATGATTGGAATGCCTCAACTCACAACAGAGGGGCTAATGGTGAATTGCTTGCTCAATCCACAATTGCGCCGTGGTGGGCGAATTCATGTTGATACGACAAGCATTCAAACTCAGGCTTTTGATATTGATTATCAAAGTCAGGGAGTTGACCAGCCGCAGAAAGATCTTAAAACAGCTGGTGGCATTAATGGGATTTACATCATTAAAGCGGTCGAGCATTACGGAGATACACGCGGCGATGATTGGTATACGAGCACAGTTTCAGTTGGTCAGGGTGCTGTAGTTCCTAAATCGGGTATTACAATTACGGCGGTGGATTGATATGGCTTTAAGTAATAACGAAAGATCGCCTCATTTACTCAACATCATTAATGATGCGATTAAATCAGCCTTGGCTGTAGTCTGGACCAATCTTCCTTGTATTGTTGAATCTTATGATCCAGATAAACAAACAGTATCTGTTACCCCAGCTATTCAAATACCTGTTATGCGTGAAGATGGTTCAATGGATTTAGTGGATCTGCCATTAATACCAGATGTACCTGTGTGCTGGCCTAAGGCTGGCGGATTTGCTTTAACATTTCCAGTTAAGCGGGGTGATGAGTGTCTAGTACATTTCTCATCTAGATGCATTGATTTGTGGTGGCAAAACGGGGGCATTCAACCACCGTTTGAAAACCGCAAGCATGATCTATCTGATGGCTTTGCTACATTTGCGCCGCAATCTCAGCCTAAACGTTTAAAGAGTGTGGCCACTGATGCGGTTGAATTAAGAAATGATGCAGGTAATGCCAAGATCCGGATAAATGATGCAGGTGAATTAGAGTTTTTCGGTACTAAGGCATCTTTTAATTGCCCAGTTGAAATGAAAGAAGGATTAGGTGTCTTAGGGGCATTAAAAAATAACGATATTGATGTTGGCTCTAGCCATGGCCATACGAAAGTACAACCAGGTAATGGTGAATCTGGTCCACCAAAACCATAAATAAATGAGGGGTCGCTGAAAGGCGGCTTTTTTTTATGCGCTATAGAAAGCTAGATGATGATGGGGATTATAGCTTTGGCCAAGGTCAAAACAATTTCCATATAAATACACCTGAGGGTGTAGCGCAGGCGGTAATGACCCGCCTTAAATTTTGGGTAGGTGAATGGTTTGCTGATACTTCAGATGGCACAGGATGGACCACTGATGTTTTAGGGAAATTCACCGACCATTTGTTTGAGCTCATGATTCGACAGCGAATTTTAAGTACTCAGGGTGTTTTAAGAGTCGATTCTTTTGATAGTCAATTTGATGGTGAAACACGAAAGCTATCGATTCAATCAACCATTACAACGATCTACGGTTCAGCAAGTTTACAAGGGGAGATTTAAAGATGGCATTAACTAGCATAGCCCCTGTAATTAATCAGTATGGTGCTACAGCTGCAACTTATAGTGAAATTGTCGAGTATTTAAAAGATAAGTACCGAGGAATTTACGGCCAAGATGTTTACTTAGAAAACGATAGTCAAGACGGTCAGTGGATTGGTGTTATCGCACGTGTAATTGCTGACTGTAATGCAGAAGTTATAAATGTTTATAACTCTATGTCACCAAGTACTGCCGATACTGATGCACTATCGCGTAATGTAAAGATTAATGGTATTCGCCGTGCAGTGGCCACACAATCAAGTGTTTCGGTGGTATTGATTGGTGTTGCTGGCACAATCATTAATAATGGCATTGTGAGCGATAAAAATAATAATCGTTGGTTATTGCCAGCACAGATTATTATCCCAGCTGAAGGGGAAATTGTTGTAACTGCTATAGCTGAAAAAGCTGGAGCAATTCTAGCGCTGCCCAATGCTGTTACTACTATTTCAACACCAACACGTGGTTGGCAATCCGTAAACAATCCTCAGGCATCCACCTTAGGTGCTCCGGTCGAAAGCAACACTAAATTACGTCAACGCCAAGCATTATCAACGGCCATTCCTTCGCGTTCTTATACAGAGGGGATTTTAGGAGCTCTATTTAGTCTTGATGGTGTGAGCCGTTGTAAGGTTTATGAAAATCAAAAATCATTTAATGATCCTCTAGGCTTGCCGCCAAACTCTTTGGCTGTTGTCGTAGCGGGTGGAGATGATCAATTGATTGCAGAGACGATTCGAGTAAAGAAGGCACCCGGTTGTGATCTGTACGGAAATACAACTGTGATTCGTCCAACAGTATACGGTGATCCTGTATCAATCGAATATTGGCGACCTATTCAGAAGTCTATTGGTATCCGTTTTGAATTAACGACTAATTCAGATTACACGGTAGATATTGGGGAGCAAATAAAGAGCGCTTCAGCTGATTACATTAACCAGCTCGATATTGGGGACCGTATCGCCATTAATAAGCTGTATGTACCAGCAGGCTTATACGGCGCATTAGATGCAAGGTCTTATGAAATAGAAAGCCTTCAATTAACTGTAGATGGTGTACCGGTAGAAGGCGATTACACCTTAGCTTTTAATGCCGTAGCCTATTGTGATTCAGACAATATCGAGATCAGTGTTTCTGGAGGTGGTTAATGCAAACAGATGATTACTTGAATCTGATCATTAATGAACACCGATCTAAACCAAACTTTAATGAGACAATCAAAGTATCGATCGAGCCGATTATTGATTGCATGAACGTGCTGCAAAGCATGAATGAAAAGTTTGATTTAGATACAGCAAGTGGGGATCAGTTAAATATTTTGGCTGAATGGGTAGGAGCTCCAACTGTTGTACCAGACATCATCCCGCTGCCCTTTTTTGGATTTGAGGGACAGCCTGAGGCGTTAACATTTGGCGAAACGGATGATCTCGATATTGGCGGCTTTTGGCGTGAATCAGGTGTAAGCAGTTACCGTGGCCAAAGTATCCCACCTCAAAAATTATCCTCTGTAGTGAAAGCAAAGATTTTGCTTAATAACTGCGATTGCACACTCGATGAAGCATTTGAAATCTGCAAGTTATTGACTGATGTGCCTTTCAAATTAAAGGACAAAAGAGACATGACAGTTTTGTTTGAATTTCTTGCCGAGTTTCAAACCATAGATAAAGAACTAGTTCGCTTGTTGTTTCCATTACCAAGCGGAGTTGAGCTAATTTTTTCGGATGAAGTAGATGGATAAGTTAGAAGAATTTAGCCTTAATGGGCCAAAAAATACCGATGGGTTGACTTTATTGAGCGGCTTCCCATCAAATAAAAAGCCAGCACGTCAATGGTTTAATTGGTTGTTCAATTCACTAACCAAAAAGATCAACGAGATTGTTGATGCGATTCAGAATAATTCAGATGCAGAAATAGGAAAGGTTTCAATGTGGTTTGGTAAATCACCACCTATAAATCACGTGGAGATAGCTGGACAAACATTAAATAAGGCAGATTTCCCGAAGCTATTTGCTAAATATGGAATTTCTGCAGCAACATGGACCTTACCTAATACACGAGCAGAATTTCCGCGAGGTTGGGATAATGGGCGAGGTGTTGATGTAAGTCGTACTATTGGAAGTATGCAAGAAGATAGCATCAAGGCACATGATCATACTTACTGGAGCTGGAATGACAACACTGGTAGTGATTCCGAAAGCATAGGTAACTATGACCCAAATGGTGGTGGACGTGAGAGAAGCAAGGTTAAAACTTCTTCAGTTGGCTCAAACGAAACCAGACCACGAAACTTTGCAACAATGTTTATTATGCGTGTTAGCTAAATAAATTCTTTAAATATTACCGCCCAAAGGCGGTTTTTTTATGTCTAATTTTTGGGTGGAATATGGCTACAAACTGGAATGCTGTATTAGCAAATATCAATAATGCTTCGGATATCTTGGCAATTCTTCGAAAAGTATTGAGTCTGCTAGATGGAAAAGTCGATTTAACAAAAATCGACGAAATCATTGAAGAATTAACTTTTATGCAATCTGATGTTAATACAGCTTTAGGGAGCGTCAATTCAGCTTTAAACGAATTTGATGTTGAATCTCAGGCTGCAATTCTAAATATTATTACTTCAGGTAATGCGACTATTAATGATTTGCAGGAAGCAATTAATCTAGCTTTAGCAGCTGGGGCGGGCTCTGCTGGTTGGACTACAGATTTGGTAGTAGATGGTGCTGAAACTCAGAAAATTATTAACGATTTAAATATTCAAGTTGTTAAATCTAAAAGTGCACTTGAAGTATTAAAGCCGCGAATAGATGGTCAAGTTGTTTTGATGACGGGGTATCATGAAAATCAATTTCAAGGTGGAGATCATTTTAAATACGATAAATCTCAATCAACTGTAAACAATGGTGTAACAATTATAAATGGCTGGGTTAAGCAATTCTTTAATACTGAATTGACTGTATCCGCCTGCGGTGCAAAATTTACAGATACAGATCATTCAGCATCATTAGAAATAGGAGTTTCATTTGCTACTTCTTTGAAAAGAAAGCTTGTTATTGATTTTGATTTAAATGTTTCAAAAACTACAGAAATGAATGCAACATTGAATATTGAGGGTAATGGGGCTGCTGTTCAGTATTCAAGAAGTATTACAGCATTAGCTGATATACCGATTTTTACAGTTAAAGCGGGCTTTGGTTCAGAGTCTTCAAGATTTACAAATCTAATGTTTAAAGCTGCTAATGGTGGAACGGCGGCAGCATTTAGAAGTACAAGTAACGGCTACTTATCACAATGTACGTTTGATCATTGTGTGTTTGATCGATCTTTGAGATATGGAATAGATGCAAATATTATTCTATGTGACTTTCAAAAATGTGATTTCGGAACATATCAATCTGCTATTAATACTATTGGTTTCAAAGCTGTAAGATGTCAAGGCGTCGTTGGTACAAGAGAACCAAATGCCAATACATTTTATAACTGTATTTTTAGACGTGGTAATGACGACTACATGATTGAATGGGATTCTTACGGCGCACAATGGCATTTTTTTGCTTGTGATTTTGAACAAAATGACTGTACAAAAGCGATTATTAATTGCACTGCGGCCAGCCCAATTATGTTTGTCGGCGGGTATATCGAGTCAAATGAGGCGACACCTTATTTCATAAAAACGAATGGCAATTCTGCAACTGGTTTCGTACCTTTGATTACTTTTCAGAGCGTACATTTCAATCAGCCAGCACTTACAGCAATTGCAAAAAACACGATGGCCAATTATCCAAAATATAAATTTGAGGGGTGTTATGGCCAGCTTGGGTGTGCTCTGTGGGAAAGCAGCACGGGCGTTTTGAATGATATTACTTTGTTATCGAGCTCATTTGGCAATCATTTCACTTTGATTTCGGGTGGAAGCATCGGAAACATTCATACTGAGACTTATCCCTCTGGTTACAATCATTATTTGTCAAGAAACTATGTAGACACGAGCGTTAAAAGAATCTCTAAATTGCAACAGACAATTTCGTCAGGGCAAGCAAAGAGTATTTGCACATTAGCAAATAAAGATAAAAATAACTCGTACAGTTACGGTGGGTTTATCAATGTGTTTGCGGTTTTTGGTAATAGTCTAGATGCTTCTGGATCATCAGCTACTTACAATCTTATTGTAAACAAAGGCCCGAGCGGGCAAATAGTTACAGTAATATCAAAAGCTGGGGACACTGAAGGGAATACGAGCGGACAGCCCTCATTCTCGTTTTCACTTGCGAATAATATTTTATCTGTAACACCGATTGGCAGTTCAGGTAATCAGTCTTTCTTTGCATCATTCTTTATTGAAGCAACGGGTAATTTAAGCGTTTCATAACACAACAAACCACCACAAGCCCTAGCTTTTAATAAGTTATGGCTTTTTTATTGCCTAAACGAAAGGGGGAAGGCATGGCAGAACCAGAAACATATGGAACACGAATTGAGAGAAAGCTTGATTCTGTACAGCAAGAAGTAAAGTCACTATCTGAGACAGTACTACGATCAACTTTGATGTACGAGCAGCACAAATCGTTAAGCGAAGATAACGCAAAAAAGATAGAGCGGCTGGATGCAGCATCTCAAAAATCAGAAGGTGCTATTACATTTCTCAAGTTTTTTGGAGGTTTTGCAATCACTGGAATACTTACTTTCTGCACATGGATTGTGTCTAGTCACTCTACTACCCAGCAACGGCTAGCTGAATCAAATCAAAAAATAGCGATTTTAGAATCAAAGTTAATTCGCTTAGATACTGATATAGCAGCAATTACACACGCAAAAAAATCCGAGGTATTAAATGAACAGTGAAAATACAAGGGCTTATCTAGCATTCTCACTTGTAGCGTTAATGTTTGTATTAGTGATTGCTTTATTTTTAGTAGAAATGCCACGAGAAAACAGCAATCTGATCAATACAGCATTGGGTTTCATTGCAGGGGCTATGACAACTGCATGTGGCTTTTATTTTGGAAGCTCTGAGTTAGAGAAAAAAGGTGGGCAAAATGACAACTAAACCATTTTTTGACGCTGCCCGTGTTATTGCAGGCGGTAAGCTTACACAAACACAAGTAGATGATCTAAATAAAGTAGTCGATAAACTTGTGCCTTCTGGCATGACTACAAGTGATGTTGGTGTTGAATTAATTACTGGTTTTGAAGGAACACGAACCACTTCTTATGACGATGGGGTGGGAGTCTGGACCATTGGCACAGGCACCACAGTTTATCCAAATGGCGTGAAAGTTAAGCAGGGTGACACCTGTACACCTGAGCAAGCCAAAGCTTACTTTAAGTATGACTTGGCTAAATTTGAAAAGACTGTAAATGAAGCTGTGACAGTTCCGCTAACTCAAAATCAGTTTGATGCATTAGTGTCTCTCAGTTACAACATTGGTGCTGGGGCTTTTAATAACTCAACCTTATTGAAGAAGCTTAATAAAAGTGACTATCAAGGCGCTGCTGATCAATTCCTTGTTTGGAACAAAGCAGGCGGTAAAGTCATGAAAGGTCTAGTTCGTCGCCGAGAAGCAGAACGAGCACTCTTTTTAAAGAAGTAACTTATATGTGTAAGCGTACTAAAGTTGCATCAATCATCACATTGCTGTGCTTAATCTTCTCAGGTTGCACAGCTCACACTATTAACACGTCTGTAAATGTTGGGATATGTGTTAAGGCTCTGTAGATTAATTCTTTATCTCAAGTAGAGATTCCCATTTAAAAGGGTTATTAGTCAATTTATCCCGAGACATAGCCCAATTCCGACTTGGTACATAGCAGGTGCCAATACCTAATTTTTTCTTACCAAATCTTGTGTGAACACTATCTAAAGCCTGCATTAGATGCTCTTTCTTCTCTATTGTTTCGAAGTCTGTTAAGAGGTCATATGTATGTCCTGACTTAGGTTCAAGACATGTCAGAATAACTCCACACTTCTTGAATTTCACACCCTCTTTAAAGATGTGACTAACCATAACTAATGCTGCTTTTACAAAATCTAGTGCACAATCTGTTGGTTCAGGAAATGCGTAAGAAATAGATTTATTATAAAAAGGCGCAGTTTCATCGAATGGACTAGATTGCACAAAGACAATTAAGCATCCGCATAAGGATTCATCGTCTCTCAAACGTTTACATGCTTCTTGAGCATGCATGCCTATAGCTTCTTTCAAATCATTAAGCTCAGTTACTTTGGCACCAAACGAACAAGACTTAATGATTTGTTTTTTAGAAGGTGGAGTATCTTCTATCTCTATACATGAGATACCTTGTAATTCATTAATAGTCCTTGCCATTACAATCGAAAACTGGCGCTGCATTTCTCTGGCTTCTGTGCATGCCAAATCTAAAACACTCTTGATTCCCATTGCATGTAGTTTTTTTGCATGCTTTCGGCCAACACCCCAGACCTCACTGACATCTATTTGGGCAAAATAATATTCTTTATTACATGGATCCATGTTTACGAGGTCGCACACTCCATTAAATCCAGCATTCTTTTTAGCTATGTGATTAGCAATTTTCGATTCTGTTTTACTCCTCCCAATCCCCACACATACTGGCAATCCTAGCCATTTCAATATTTTCTCCCGCATATCATGACCTACAGTTTGTAGATCAAAATTCTTTTCATAAGCAGAAAAATCTACAAAGCACTCATCGATAGAATACCCCTCAACTTCTTCTTCGGTAACATATGAACCAAGTATCTTGTGAAAACGTCTAGACATCTCCGCATATAGCGCATAATTACTAGATAAAACAATCACATTGTTCTGTTTCACTATATCTTTAATCTGAAATAGGGGCACACCCATTTTTATGTTTAGGGCTTTTGATTCGTTGCTGCGCGCGACGGCACACCCATCATTATTTGATAAGACAATGACAGGTTTATTGTTCAAACTTGGATTAAAGACTCTTTCACATGAGACATACATATTGTTGACGTCAATTAGGAAAAAGACTTTCTCCTCGTGTTTCATGATCTTTTTCTTGTCATTTTAATGATATGAGTGACAACACCCCAGATAAGTAGTTCTTGTCCATCTAATAAGTAGATATCTTTATACTCTGGATTTTCTGCTTTGAGCCATTGACCGGATTCGTCAATCATTAGGCGTTTTACTGTGAAATCATTATCGATTAGTGCCACGACAATATCGCCGTGTTTTGCATCAAGGCTACGGTCAACAATTAGTTCATCATCAATATCAATACCAGCGTTAAGCATCGAAAGCGAAGCAACTTTGACAATAAATGTAGCGGTTTCATTTTTGATTAAGTGCTCGTTCATATCGAGCGCTTTATCTACATAATCTTGAGCTGGACTGGGGAAGCCTGCTGAAATCTTTTCAAGTGCGTAAGGGACAAGCATGTGTGTTGATGGTACAACTTGTTTGATAGATAAGGCCTCAGATAAAACAAAACTTTTTTGAAGGTATGGCTTTATCTTGATAATGGAAGGTGCAATTTCGCTCATATGTTTCCCCTAGCTTGATTTTGTAACATATTCAAGATGATATTCTAGAGATGAGCTTAAATTCAAATTTAAAAAGCTGTGGATAAACAAGTAGAAGTCAAAAATTGACGTTCCTTATTGTGCATTTGGTCGGAAATTCTACGCACTTAATTGGCTGATTTTCTTGGTTTAGGAAAATATTCTGCAGTAAATTCACCTAGGGGCATCTCAAAGAAAAACTGATCAGCATCCTCTTTTTTACAGTTCAACCAGTCTTTACGATACTCTTCAGGAATGACGATGATAGATCTCTTTTCATCTTCTGGTTTATGAAACTGTGACATAAAAGGGTGATTATCTGCATTAATAGTCAACATCGACATAGATCTTACTTGCTGCCCATCAATGACAGTAGAATCGTAAATAGCTGCAACGGTGAAAGGCAAGCCATCTCCTCTATAAATTCCCCATCTTTCCGCTTTACCATTCACATACCTAGGCTCATAAATTTTTTCTACGGGTATTAACGCAAACTGGCTTTTAGCCCATGCATGTCTAAAGCTTGGCTTTTTATCTACAGTTTCTGTTCTAGCGTTGTATGTGAACTTGGAAAACTTAAAATCATGGTTCCATGGTGGAATCATACCGAATTTTACTTGGCGCCATTCAATGTGGCCATCTTTAGAAAAAATAAGAGGGCAGTCGTAACCAGGATAAACATCATTTTTATATTCAAATGTCGGCTCAAGCAAATCTAGTAGATGTACTCGGTCTTTTGATATAGGTTCATAATTAGCGCACATAGACCACCTATTAATTAGCCCAACTATCTACGATATTAGCCCAGTCTTGTAGCATTTTTCGTCTGCTTTCAAGATATTTTGCATGGTTATATGTAGCTCTGGTTTTATTTCCATCGGCATGGGCTAGTTGTTTTTCAATCCATTTATCATCGTAATCTTTTTCATTTAGTAATGTGGATGCTGTAGCGCGAAAATCATGAGCTGTTACATCAGACAAACCAATATAATCAAGCATTTTGTTCAATGTAGTAGCTGAGAGCATTCCATCTTGATAAATTGCTGGGAAAACATATTCACGATTTCCAACAATATTGCGTTGCTCTTGAAGAATATTAAAAACTTGATCGGACATAGGAACGATATGAATACGTTTCTTTTTCATCATCTCTTTTGGAAAGGTGATTGTTCTTTCTTCAAAATCGACATATTCCCATTTCATGCGACGGATCTCGATAGTCCTAAGCATTGAGTAGAGCATTACAAGACCAGCATTTTTAACTGTAGTAGATCCACCATAACTATTTAATTTATTCCTGAGTTGCACAGCTTCATGTTTTTCCATTGGTCTGGCATGTTCTATTTCAGGACGCTCAACAACGTTTTTAACTGCATACGTTGGGTCATACTCAGCTCTAAGTGTAGCGATTGCATAACGCATTACACCACCAATAAAAGTACGATTTTGGATTGCTGATACTTCGCCAGTACCATGGTTTTTTTGACGCTTAACTCGCGCAATCGTCTTTTTCATAATTGTCAAAACGTCTGCTGAGGTAACCTCTTTAATATCCTTATCACCAATAACTTTTAAAATATCTTTATCTAAAGCACGTTGAAAAGCTTCTTGATATCTTTCTGAACGATTTTTTAGTTTTTCAGCTTTATATTCTGCAGCAACATGTTTAAAGAGAACTCTATTTTCATATTCATCAGATTTAGCTTTTTTTTGATTTTCTTTTTCTTCAACTGGATTTATACCGCTTGCTACTAAAGATTTAGCTTCATCTCTTTTTGTACGAGCTTCGGCTAATCCCACAATAGGGTACTCGCCTAAACTCATCATTTGAGTTTTCTTAAGCCACTGGAAACGATAGCGCCAATACTTCTTTCCATTAGGTTTAATTTCAATACATAAACCATCCGAATCACCAATTCGATAAAGCTTTTCTTTTGGTTTTGCACTTCTAATTTTAGAGTCACTTAACAT